AGGCGGGTGAGGCGGGGCATTAGACTGGCGTCCAAGCGGTGAGCACGCCGACAACCGGGGCCGTGACAGTACGCCTTGCGTACACATCTCCAGGGCCAATCAGTGCCCTATTTATTGCCTGAGTCAGTTGGCTGTCAATCTCATGCCCAGCCACGCCCGCCCCCGGCTCACCCACAGCCACTTCAACAGTCTGCCTGAAAATGACTGGGACCGTCAGCAGGAACTCATCTCCGGCATCAACAATCTTGGTCCAGGCTTTGTCGAACGATACATTAACTGTGCTCATGACAAAAACTTCAGCTTGTAAAGCGTTGTTGATAACAACGTCTGCACGTTGTCGATACTATTTTGAATATGCGAGTAATCACCCAGATGCTTCCGGTTGTCCTCTACATACTCATACAGCTCCTGCACAAACGCCTCGGGCGCCGCCGGAGGACTGAACTGCCCAGGGAACGTGCTCAGCACACCCTCACAGCCCATGTATTCCTCAGCAATCCCATCGACCAGCCCACCCAACTCCTCATACAGCTCGCCCAGCGCCTTGTGCCGTGCATACGCGCCCGCGCCCCGCTGCGTCAAATGCAGCATGTGCGCTTTGGTAACACCATGCAGCAGCGTTGCAATGAACTCAGCCGCTTTGATCTTTGAGGTGGCCATCAGAGTAACGGACTTGCCCCATAGTTGGTCTGTACATGAGAATACCGTTTCTTAAACGCCCTCTCCAGCGGGGGCAGCATCATCTTTACCCGCTCCAGCAGCACATTGGCCGAGCCCTCTTCTGCGAACTCCGTCGCCAACAGCATCAGCGTGCGCCACTTCAATATATCATGATACTCTGCTGCCCAGATCGGCTCATCCGATTCATCCTCAAACCGGGCCGGCTCCCTCCACCAGTCCCCGTTCACATCCCATACCTGGGTCGGCACCGGAAACACAATCCAGTCCTCCTGTGGGGATTTGATAATCGAGATGGGAGTGCCTTTGATCTGTGCCAAATTACCTGCGCGTTGGTTCTGAATCCACGCTGCATAATCCCGCACTTCAATCGGCAGCCGCCCTTCGTGCCCCGGACGGGTCAAATACAGCGAGGTCTTATCGACCACCCGCACATTCCCTGTCGGTTCGTACCGCATCTGATCAGGCACTGTGGTAAACAGCACACCCCGCTCCTGCATGAACGTGGCGTAGAGATTCTGCTGTTGAATCTGCACATAGAGATCATTAACCCAGCGAATGATATTCCGCTGAGTCGGGTCGGTGACATACAGCTCCCCATTCGGGTCCCTGCCCAAATCAACCGAGGGAATCGTGTCCCCTCTGCCGTTGACTTCTTCCAGTACCGACTCACAGATCTCCAGATACGTCATCTCACGTTGTCCTTGATCGAGTCATACCAGGCCACGCCCTTGGGATTCTGATCCCTAAATTGGTGAGGATAGCGCAGCAACCACTGAGCATCGCTGGTCTGGGTCGGCACCCCATTCGGAGCCTGTTTGAACCCGAACGTCCACGCCTGCTTCTTGGCCGTGGCCAGGATCTCCAGCACATACCGGGGGCACTTGGTCCACTCGCCCCGAAGGAAATAGAACGACCTGCCATTAACGGTAATCTCTACCAGCCGAGTCGTGTCTTCCTGGTTGTACGAGGGGAGAATCAGCACCTCCACCAGCTCTTCCATAAAAGCCAGGTCTTTGGCGTAGTTCTCTACGTCGTTGTTGTCCACTGTTTGAATCAGCGGCTCCAAACTCTCCTGTTCGGACTGCTCGATATGCACAGCCCTCTGCGGAGATGTGTTGTCATTGGTGCGGGTGATAGTGGGCATTTTAATCTCTGCGTTTGTGTTGAAGGGAGCCGAAGCTCCCTTCCTTTACGTTAGTGGTCAGCCTTGGCCTTCGGCCCACGCCTCCCACAGCACATCGTCGTTGTCGGTTTCCAATCCAGCCGTGGCAACCGTTACCGCAAACCCACGCTCGGTCAGAGCAATCCCAACCGCCTCATAGGTGCGAGTACCGGCAGCCACCGTCTTCAGTCCCTTGGCATTGTTGCCGCCGTCCAGCCCGGAGTCAAAAAACATCTCACCACTGATTTTATCAGTCAGGTTAGTGACACGCACTCGGGTCGGAGTAAAGCCTACGTTGACCTCGAAATCGCCCGCCGTGCGGGTCCCAGTCCGAGTGCCCCACGCATACTTGGGCTGGCCGGCCCCAGGGCAATTAGAGTTAGAAACAAGAGCCATCGTTATTCACCTCAAGCAGGATTCAGAATCGCGTCCAAAACAGCCGCATAATCGGTATCAGTCACACCAGCATCGCCATCGAGCTTGGTAGCCAACTGCACAACCCCATTCAGGAGTCGAGTCAACGTGGTGTGATCGGCCCCAGTGGCAGTCTCCAGATCAGAGATGTCACCCTGGGCCGTGCTCATCTCTCCTTGCAGCGTCGAGATGTCTGACAGAACATCCGCAAGATCGGCAGCCCCGACTGCATCAAGCACAGTCTGGGTCTGCACAATCCACGCTGCCAAGAGATCAGCCTGCTTGGCGGCCATGCCGCCCCGAAGTAGCAGCGCCAATTCATTGGCATCAATGGTCATAGGGATACTCCCGAGAGTAAGTTAGGCATAAGAACCTCTTGCCTTGCAAAGTCGCCGTGGTGAGCAGCTTCCGCCCGGAGCCGGACAGCCTTGGCTGACTCTAGGTCAACAAAGAAGCCCAGGTGAGCGCGGCTGCCATAAATGGTAATGTAAGTTTCCCAGGGCGCAAGCCCTGCTGCTGCCCGACGTTTGTTAAACGAAACACCCTTAACACCAGAAGTGTTATTCTCAGGCAGTCCCCTATTGCATTGCTGTTCGGTCAGAGTCGCTAAGCGCAAATTAGCTATACAATTATTAGCTCTGTCGCCATCAATGTGGTCAACAGTTTGAGCAGGCCACTCACCATAATACAGCAGCCAAGCTAGTCGAGATGCAAGAAATTTCTTGCCGTTGACTGTAATGCGAAGTCTGCCTTTTTGATTGAACGAGCCCACTTTTGCGTTTGGCCTGTCTTTCCTGCGAAACTCACCTGTTTTAGGATTATACCGCATAACCCCGGCTATTTCCTCGAATGAGGTGTTTGCTTCGCGCTCTCTATCAATGCTTGCCATCTTAATAGCTCCGTCAGCTATTCCCGTAATCAGGGGAAGAGCACACCAGCCAGTACGGGGCTGGTGTTCGGGAGCTACCCTAGGTGTGCTCAGAAACCACATTTGATTTACGCTTCAGTGCCGACGTAAGCTACTGCCATCCACGAGTCGTTCAGGATCGCCTGCGCCTGCCACGTCTGCGCACTCACATAACCCCTTTGACCCAGCATGTCAGACTTGCTGATTTCGCTCGGCGGACGATGGTTGGCTTTGACGGAGTCGAATCCACGCAAGGGCACCTGCCCAAAGGCATCACCGCCGCCAATCCCGCGACCCATGATAATCAGTGGATAAACGTCGATCTTACCGCCAGTCGCCTTCAGTCCGGTCGCGCCCACCGCCGCCCCGGCACCCGGCTGATAAGTCAGCAGCGGATTCACAATCACCCGGAAACGGCCAATCGCGCCGATCTCATACTCCGGGTCCAGCAGCTCCCGCCCACCGTAGTCCTGAACCTTCGTGAACCCAGGCAGGTTCTCAAAAGTTTTCTCCATATCAGTATGGCAGTAGATCGGCCAAGAGGCCGCCACGCTCTGCATACCAAACATGGGGCCGGACTTCAGCATCTGGTTCAGCATGATCGCATGCTTGCCCAGCAGCGCCCGGGAGATGTCCTGCAGCATCCCCTTAGAGGGGCCGCCGTTCACCGTGCCTACGGAGTTGCCAGTCCCTCCATAAAACACATTGGTGCAGGACTTCAGCTCCCCATACACCATCATCTCACGGCACAGGGCCAGTCGCTGCGCGGCCTGGTCTTCCATCTCAGAGGGGATTTCCGAACCCTCTTCATGGACATACCGAGTCTTGTCGGTGTAGCTATACAGACAACCGATCTGCTGCAAGGTCGCCGTAAAGGTCGTGTAGCTGATCGAATCAGCCGTCGGGGTCACGCCCTCTTTGATGAGATGGTTGTTGATGAAGTCCGTATCGCCACCAGCAGCAAGCCACTGATTATCGACACCGCCGTAAGGAAGAAAACGCAGCCAGACAATCTTCTCACTCTTGTTCTGCGGCATAGGCTCCATCGAGCCCAGCTTGGTAAGCATCTCGCGCTTCTGGACTTTCTTGAGGATTCGCCCAGGATATTTCTCTAACCGACCGGCTTGAGTACCGTAAAACTGACCAGCCATACTTCACCCGTTAATCAACTTCATTGAAACCTGCAAGGAAGGCTTCTTCAGGAGTTGCATAACTCTTGGAAGCCGCCCTTCGACCTTGACTTGAGGGCTGTTGCCCTCCAGCTAGGCGGGTGGATGTAGCTCCTGCCGCCTTAGTTCTCTCCTTCACTCTGTCCTGCTCCCACTTTTCAAACCGTTTTAGGGCGCGGACGTACCCAGCTCCGAACTTCTGCAGTGCCTGTTGGGTCTGGAGACCTTGCACTGCGAACCAGTCGATAAAATCCTTATGCCGCTGGGTAGTTGGATTCCATCTGCCATCAACGACATCAGGAATCATCTCGCCAATCTCTTCAGGATCATAGCTGGCCAAGACGATCTGCTCGCCCATCCAACCCTGCATATTTTCCTGAACTGGATTCAGGTACGGAGATAACGTCGCCTCATCTAGCGGGTTGACCCGGAGCGCCTCTTTCAGGGCCGGGACCAGCTTTTCCGCCAGAATAGGATCGTATTCTTGTAATACCTTCTCCAGTTTTGATGGATCAAAGCCGACCTGTGTACCGACGGACTTCTCAAGTCGTTGCAGCTTTTCCGAAATCGGTCCCATCGAGCCGAATAGGCGAGACTCAAGGGCACGCAGTTGATCGGGGTATTGTGTAACACGAGTCAGTCTGTCGTAAACATCGTCTTCAGTGAGATCACGCAGGTAGGGCTGGACTTGTTGCTCTTCCCCTTGGGGCTGAGCATCCCACTCATCACCGCCGCCGCCGCCGTCGAACTCACCTGCTTCATTCATCAATGGATATTTCATTCTCAGCTCCCGTCGGGCTCTGTTAAAGGTTTAGGCCAATCGGCCCTGGCGCACGATCCGTCAACGCCCTGTAGAGAAGTCTTATTTCGGCTATCTGACCTCTGAGGTATTCGGTTTCTCTTTTCCCCAGTCCCGGTCGAACCAGCCCCTCGGATATAAGCATAGACCTGTGAATAAGGATGTCAACCACCTTGCTGACAGGCAGGAGCTTTTCTCCCCCCGGACCCTCTATGCGGGGTAGAGAGCGCCAATCGGAGCCTCTAATCAAATCAGAACCATTCACACTCTCGTTCATCATTGCAGCCCCAACGCAGCCAGCGCGTCATCCACGCTCATTTCAGGCATCGGCTCTGGGCGCGGAGCAGCTGGCTTCGGAATTGACGGCGGTTTTGACCCAGACTCCTCCTTGGGCTGTTGCAGCGCCGTCTGTTGTCTCATCGCCTCCTGGGTGATGTTCGCCGCCGCCTGGGTCTCGACCGCATCCCGGGCCTGGTCAACCGAGAGGTTTTTGAACTGGGCATCCAGCGCCGTCTTGAGATCTGCTGAGGCTTTCTGCATCTCCGCTACCGCCAGCTGCACCTGGGCCTGGACCTGGGCCACCACCAGCTTCGGATCAGGCGCATTGGCTGCCTGTTCGAGCTGGGCCTGTTCTTCAGGGGACAGCGCCAGTTGCGCCGGGTCGATCTGGAATCCTTCCAAAAACGAGTTGATCCACTTCTTCGGGGAGATGCCATACACGGGCTGTAATACGCGATCGCCAAGCTGCATCATCGCCTGCATCTGCAGCTCTTTCACCAGCAGCGTCGAAGAGCCAATCGCCACCGCCGTTGCATCTCCACGCGCTTCTTCGGGACCATACAACTGGCACCACTCGTAGAAATCCTGAATCAGCGGACGACATACTTTATCATCCCAGTTCTTCACGATCAGCCTCAGGTTGGTCGTGGAGTTGTTCATCAGTTGCTGGTTGACGCCCACCGCCTCCTGCTGGGACTGGCCCTGGAGCAACAGCGGCAACCCGGTGGTGTCCTCGGCCATCTTCAGCCAGTACTGGATAACCGGCATGATCTCATTCAGGTAGTTGGGAAACTCCAAGAACGTCAGCGCCTTGGTCGGGTCATCCAGGCCGCCCACCCCAGGCAGATTGGCCGCAACCCGCCACTTCTTATAGGGGCGCATCTTGTAATCGTCCCCCTCAGCCGGTTCGATCAACCCCTCCACTTCCAACACCTGGGGGCCGACCGAATACCCCATGTTGTCCATCAGGGACCGCACGGCGGCATTCAGCCCCCGCTGTGGGGTTTCAATCCGCTCCGGTATCCCGACCCCATCCCACGAATCCTCCCGCGATTCCCACAGCAGCATCCTATACGGGAACGTCTTGGATTCCAGCATCGGCTCGGCAATCTTGATAATCCGTTCATTGCACAGCACTACCGTGGCAAACACGATCTGTTCCTGTGGCTCGTCTTCTTCCGGGGCCTCGCCCGGTTCTTCCGCCACGATGTCACTGCACAAACAGCCCAGATCCACATCCCCAGTCCTAATCCACAAATCATACGACTTGTTCTTGTCCTTCTTGCCTCCGTGAGAGTCCTTCGGCCCCTCGTCAATACACTTCTGAATCTGCTCGGCAAAATACGTCGGGTCCTCCATCAGCTCCTCTAACCGACGGCGAGAGACGTCAGGCACTTTCTCAAAGAAGAACTTGCCATTCTGAATGTCTCTCCCGCACTCCGGGGCCGGAAAGCAGTTTTCGACCTTAATGCACTCAACCGCCGGGGAGTACATGAGCTTGTTTTTGAGCTCGGACTGGAGCAGCCCTCCTACTTCTGGGTCCGGCGACAGCATCGGCAGTGACTCGATAAACTCCTCAACCTGCTTGGAGATTACCCGCCGCCGAGGGAACGGCCCCTTGAGCACACCAACGCCAACCTTGCCCGCCTCAATGATCTGCTCGCGGACCTGCCCCAGCCAGTCGGATTCCTTCAGCCAGTCCGTAATGTACTTCTTGGCTACCTCAATCGAGGCTTTTTGCGCCTCTTCATCCTGGGCCAGCTTGGCGGCCAGCTCTGGAAACATCTCCAGCGCCAGTTGGGACTCAGACGGATACTTAGCCAACACACCCCGGAGGATCTCCAGGTCCGAGATGGGAGTTGGCTGCAGGTCCCACGGCATCTTGCCAGTCGGCAACAGGATGTCAGCAATACGTGCCGTCCCAGCATTAGTATATGGACAGGTGATGTTGACGAAGACTGTCGAGCGGTCTTCCTGGCCATACCGTTTGATCGGGGAGAGCAGCACAGGCCCGTCCATCATCTCCGCTTTGGGATCGACCTTGCCTGTAGTCTCGTCAATACCGGAGTACTGATCTCGGGCCGCTTTCCAAATACCATCCAGCCCTTTCTTCTTGCGGGCTGTAATCGCCTCCTCTCGGTCGGTGCAGAGCTTCTTGGCCAGTGGGGCCAGCAGGTCATCGGTCGGGGTTTCATTGAACATTTCATGTTCCTATTTGCAACGAGTACAAAGGGCTGCTTCGGGCACTATCAATACCCTAGCACTGTATCCAGCGGTCGCCAGGCTTTGTTATCTGTAAACAAATCACTCGCAACCACAACCTGAGTAATGGGCTTGGCCCGGGTCGGGATGAACGTCAGCACGAACGCATCCCAGCGGTCAGGCGACCGGCCAGACGCCTTTTCAGCCTTCGTCCTGCCCATCGAGAACCTTGAGCGGTATTCTTCTTTTGACTCAATCAGCAACAGCCCGCCCTTGTAGGAGAACTGGATTGCTGTTGCTTGAGTTGAGAATATGTCATCAGACGGCAGGTGGACTTGGTTATCTGTCAAATAGTCCCGGGCCTGTTGATGAAGCCACGCTCTGAGGTTGTGGTTTTCACCGTCCGAGAGCTTGGCACCCGTGTGAACCGCCACCGTGATTGAGGCGAATGGGCCGTATTTGAGCTGGTCCGCGCACGAGCCGCCTGGCCCATCCCGCTCTATTCCGATAATGGCAATCGGCCCCTGTTTAAGCAGCTTCTCACACTCCTTCTCGACAATCGTGGCCAGTTGCACCCCGTCGAGCTTGCGATAAGTCAGGGGCGGAAGGGAAATGCGCCCCCGTCTTCTCCAGATAACCGTCTCGTCATTGCCCATTCCCGAGGCATCAATTCCGATGCGCCAGGGCGTGTCCTTGGGCTGCTCGATTGAGCTGATGGGCGTGGCCTGGGCGTCCCGAATCAGCGCGCCCTCGATGAACGAGTTGGCTACTGCGGCGTTGTAATCACGATCTACCTGAGACGCCAGCGTGGTCGGGAGCAAATCTGCCCGTTGCTTCTGATACCAGGGTTCCATCTCCGGGGGCAGGTCCGGGTTCCGCCGCTTGCGGGGGTCGTCTTTCCAGTCGAAGATGAATATCTGCTCCGAGGGCAAGTGATGCCGCAGCCGATAGAACAGATTGCCAACCCCGTTTACCGTCGAAATATAGATGCGACAGTCGGTAGTGGCTGACAGCGACGACTCGACCGCCTCCTGGTGTTCCAAGTGCGCGAACTCATCAGGGAAGTAGATCGAGGCACGGCCACCACGGCCGATCTCATCACCGATTTCGCCCTTGATTAGAGCGTTGTTGCCGGGGTTCGGAATAATGCCCCACTTGCGCCCGGACTTGTAATCCTCCGGCAGGAATATCGCAGGCAGGTTATCAATAAAGGCTCTGACTTTCCACAGTATCGAGTCAGGGTCAGCGTCCCCGTTGTCAACCAGCTCCTTCTTGCGGGACCCGTACCCCACCACTGCCCAGGGCGTGGTCAGCCAGATGATCGCTCCGATGGCGGCGTTGAGCCAGGTAAAGCCCACGTCGCGGGACTTTTCACCGAGCCCCGGCTGGCGATTGGTGTACCGATCATAAACCCAGTTGACATATTCGATCTGACGCGGGAACAGAATGAATGGAGCGTGTTTGCGCTCAGGGTCCTCATGCCGAGGGTCAAACGTCATGCCCCAGTCACAAATGAACTCAGCCCAGTGGGTTCGGTAGTATTCCAGAAGGGGCCGAACGGCTCCCGGCTTCTTCAGCAGCCGCTTGATCGCATCCTCCCGCATCGAATAAACACGGGAGTAGTCAGCCACCGGATCAGCCCAGTTGATTTCAATCACTTTGTTCCAGCGCCTCGTTTACGGCGATGTGAATACCCTGGGTCACGCGCCGGTTGACGACAGTCGGTGCCTCGTCTTCGACCACTTCGCCCCGGATCAGCTTGAGATACGCGACACGCGGAGGCAACTCCATGCCCTCTTCTTCGACGGACTTGACTCCGGCAATCCGCTCCTCGATAACCAGACGCTCTTGGAACGCCTGTTGGGCTGGAGCGTTGGTCGGGGACAGGTCATCATAATCCGGCATGTTTTTGAGCATGAAGATCGGCCCCTGCCCGCTCACCACCCCGATCATCTCTTCGTAATACGACGCGACTGTGGTGAACACGCGGGATAGGGCGTGGCGCAGCTCGGGATGGCGCATCGCCGCCCGACGCATCTCCGTCACCCCCGAGTACCCAGCCGCAAGGGCCGCCCCCGTCAGCAGGGGCCGCCGCCCACCCCGGGCGCAGCGCGTGAAGTATTGGTTGATTAACTCCAGTCGGTCGGATTCTTTTTCGACTACGATCTCGTCACACGGGCGCGTCCGCCAGTGTTCGTAGACCTCACCCTCAGTCACAGAAACAAGTGCCATGTTGCATCAGGCTCCAAATCGTAAAAGTCAGTACAGAGTCGTTTGGGCGAGCGCGGCGTCAGGTTCCGGCAGACCTGGGCGGCCCAGGTTGGCAGGTTGAGCTCCAGGGAAACCAGACGAATGTATTTGGCTGTTTGGTAAATACAGTCAACATTTGTCAGCTTGGCTTCCAGCACAACTGCACAAGACGGGGTGACGATCAGAAAGTCAGGTTGGAGCCAGGTCGTGCCGTGGCTGACCCAGTGGTGATCGTAGAAGGTCCAACCCAGGTCTTCGACCAGGGGCCGCAGGTGCCGCGCCACTCGCCGCTCGTAGGTGTGGCCCCGGGACCGGCTCCCGGTTTGGGGTCTGTACTCAAACGGTCCGAAGGGAGTAATCATTCAGGTTTACCGCCTCTGTGGGCTGGCACGGGAGCGTCGAAGGTGGGTCTGGCTGGCGGGAGCGCACAGCGTCTTGGTAGGCGGGCGACCCCTGGAGTACCGGGGACGGACGCTGAAGCGACCGCGCCCACTCAGCACGAAGCTGCGAGAGAAGCGGCGAGGATTGCGTGTTCATGGTCGGGCGCGCCCTGTTGTGGCTGTGGTGGCTGGTCCTGGCTCCAGTATGGCGACGGCTACGCCGTTGTCAAGAGATTATTGGGTGAGCGAGATTTCCATTCGGGGAAATTTTGGGAGATTTGTGGTGGGTGAGATTTTGAGAGAGGTGAGATTTTGAGATGGGGAAATTTTGAGATTTTGAGAGGGGGAAAATTTTGAGATGGGAAAATTTTTGAGAGGTCCGTCTATGATCTTCGATACAGACACACGGAAAAGGGTGGGGGGCTGCATTTGCCAGGGCGCGAGCCCTCCCCCCGGGGGCCAGGTGGATAGGGCAAGCAGGCCAAAGGGCAAGAGGGGGGGAGGACGCAGGCAAGACAGAATGGACGCACGGGCAACAAGGTATAACGTCATCCTGATAACAGGATGGATCACTCAATTGGATGAAAATCACCCTTGACAGCCGGGAGGGGAAGGTCTAGCCTTATCCCTGCCGGGCGGCATCCGCCCCGGCACCGTTCCTTAACATCGTTAAACCTAGACTAGCCAGGCATCCGCCTGGCGCGTCATAACCTACTGGAGCCCATCATGAATATTATCGTTACCGTTCATCGTAAAGATTACACTTGGCCCATAGAGCTTGACTTGCCGCCCCTTGTCGCCAAGGCGGTTCAAAGGGGAATGCAGGAATGGTTGAAAGATGCCGGTGCCCTCCCCGCCGGTTCAACCCTTGCCGAACGGCAAGCCGAGGCGGATAAAAGAATGGAAAGGATTTTGAATGGGACATATGCGGCAGGCACCCGTGGGCGTGGTTCTAGCCTTGACGAAGAAGAGCAATACCTCCATGAATGGCTGGAAAAAAACAACCACAAAGGGAAGAAATCAGACTTACAGGCAAGGTTGATAAGCCTTGCCGCCGCAACGCTTATCAATCAAGGTATGGCCAAAGATGACGCCGTCAAAATCGCGCCGGCTAAAGTGGAAGCCCTTATATTGCAAATCAAGGATGACCCGCGCTATAAGGCAATTGTGGCTGCTAACACCATGAGCAGCACCCTCAAACTATAGCCACCCCTCCCAACCGCCAAGCCCCCGCTTGGCGGTTTTTTTATGCCTGCATGGTGGGCACTCCCGCCCCCAGGGCATTGCATACACCTCCCAGGAAGCCCCCTAAGCGCCCTACGCGCCCGCCCCGCCCCGCCCCTATCCATCCCTTCCACCCCTCCCGCCCGATACGCCTAGCCGGCCCTTGTGCGGACCTTAGCCGGGCCTAGCCGGCCCTTGTGCGGACCTAGCCGGCCCTCCCATCCCCTTACGACCGACACCCCGCCATCCCGCCCCGCATCATTAGATACACCCGCCCCATCGGCCAGGCCTGCCCTGGCCCTGCCAGCCCTGTTTTCCCGTCCAGACTGCCCCGCCAGACCCGAGTCAGGTTCAAGAAACCCACCAGTTGTTAAATCAGGGCCGGAGTCTGGTTCAAGACACCCAGACGGGCACTTCGACAAATCAATCACTTACGCGCGCTGGTTGCTGGAAAGGAACATGCCAACCTATTCCCCTACAGTTTAGTCAACCATATAAGCCCATGATTTCATTCAGATTCGTTGTTTTTACCACAGAAAATAATAGGGGGGTACCTCTGTAAGGTTATTCCGTAGCCGTATTGCTCCCAGCAAACTTTGCTTATAGATGGCTTGATAAGCCCTTGAATACCGTCCTTATTCTATCGTCCCCCCCGCTTTCGGCGGCTTATTCCGCTTATTCTATTGTTTGAACTGACCCCCCCAGACACCAATTCGTATTGCTCCCAGAAATACGTCATAAGTCCTTCTTTTATATAATATATATATATTATATAAAGACCATTTCATACAGCTCCCAGCAAGTTTGACCACTTTTACCACAATTCCCGCCCTCCCGCCCTACACCAGAATAAGCAGCATAAGCGGAATAGCATGTATGAAAACCACTTCACCCTTCCCCCCTCCATTCGCCCTTTCCGCCTCCATTCTCCCTCATTCCAGCCCCTTGACCCCGATATTCCATACATCTATAATATGACATTGGGACCGCCCATGCGTTCCCCAGCCGCCAGAGCCCGCCCACCTGGCCCTGGCCTTTCCAGCCCTCAACCACCGGAGCCAAAATACATGAACACAGCCAATTTACTCGGCAAAGTAATCACCCTTCAGTCAACCATCAAAAACATTGACTGGCGCGTCCTCGATGACGCCCGCCAGTACCAGTTAGTATGTATAGAGCGCAAACTAAATTCCCTACAGCGGGAATTATCCATCCGGATCAACCGCGTCCCTGGGCGGCGTGACCTGACCCGCCCATTCTACCTGGGGCGGAACCCAGCCGACGTTGACCCCAGACCCACCATCTACCGGGGCGCTCGCGCCCTCTAGGAGCCATCCCATGACCAGAATCGAACTAGCCAATCAACTCCGCTACATGCTCGCCAGCACCGAAGCCAATGCCCTCATCGTCGGCTGGAACGAATGTGCCCAGATCTTCCACGTGCTTCCCTGCTGGGAAGCCGAGTCCGAAACTCAAGTCCAGAGTCTGGCCCTAGCCAACGCAATCGCCTGGGCCGAGGCAGACGGCATAGGTGATGTCTGCGTAGTGTGGGGATTCCGCGACGATTCCGCTCAGATCTGATCCATCCCAGAGGGTGGCGTGCCACCCTCGCGGATGGGCCAGCCCCCATCACCCAGTCCACCCCTCAACCGGAGCCCGTCCATGTCAGACCAAATTACCGGCAAAATCTGCTACCATCCACAGCACGCCTCTCCCGAGGAGTCATACGACTTCACAGGCACCGCCTTCGACATCTTCGAGGAGCTCGACGCCCAACACACTACACAATGCGACTGTTGCCAGCCCTCCTTCATCACTGCAGACGGTTTGACCGCAGTCATTGAAGGCAATCGCCTGCATTGGTCCCTTGCTGCCTGGGGCACCGCCCGTCTCGGCCTGATTACCTACGGACGCCGCCCTGTCGGCTACACAGACAACTTCAAGTAGAGTCATTCCATGCCCATCCTCGACGCCCTATCCATCACCCTGCTCCTGGCCGGAGCCATCTCCCTTCTCCTTTGCGCCCTGGGCGCGTTCTTTGACCTCTAGGAGCCAGCCAGCCGTGAACATCACAGTCAGCCCCGCCTACGGCAGAGACTACAACAGTCGCGATGCCGCCCTGGAAGCATGGGCCAGTGGAAAGGATTTCATCCTCCATGACATAACCTCGCCCTGGTGCGGGCGACCCTGCTCCATCCGTGACTTTCCTGCGGGCACCACAATTCGCATTCGCTACAATCGCCTCCGTCATGTGACCTCAGTCACCATCGGAGAACCCCGACTCTAGGCCACCGAAACAGGGGATTATTCCCCTGTCAGACACGGACCGCCTCTGACGAGCTATACGGACATAGAGCCCTTCATTCAACAGGAGCCCACCCATGACCCGCACTCCATTTCGCTCCCAGTGGCGCGAGTATTACACCGAGGCCGGATATATTTCGGCCAAGCCAACGTCCCCCAAAAGGGACTGGATTCTCACCACCGCAGAAGGCACCCGCGAACTGTGGACTGAGAACCCTGGCCACGCCAGCTACGGCGTCACCCTCCCCGGCGGCATCGAGCTGGAATTCGTACGTTCATACTAACCGGAGCCATTCCCATGCTCATGCTTCCCTCCCAGTCCGAGCTCAGTAACACAACCGTTACCGAGCTGGCCAACCAACTTTACCCTGCCACCACTTTCGACACCGCCCTGCCCATCCACTGGGTTCGGGCCTGTCGCGCTCGCGGATTCGAGCCTGTCGGCGCCGTCGTCTGGGGTTATCCCCAGGGGTTCATCCTGGGCCAGCCGCTTCCCCTTACCCAGGAGGCCATGCTTCGCCTCTCCCGCTTCGCCGGAGACCTCTCATGAAACGTAAACGCAACCAGACCACCTGCCACTGCGCAGCCTACCCATTCCCCCATCGGGCCTCTGGAGGCAAGTGCCTCAACGACGGCAGCTGGCCCTTCTATTGCGAGTCCTGCCTTTCCCCCAACCCAGGCGACATCATCGACGAGGGCATTGGCGCCTACGAGTACTGGGGCGCCCGCGGTACTCACCACGACTACCAGCTCGCTTCGACCTGCTGCTCTGCCGACTTGGTCTGGTACAAGGACAACCAGCCAGTTTCCCGAAAGGAATGGGAAGAGTTCCACTCGCCCTATTAGCCAATCGTATGGCTGTTTGCCCCAGTGACAAACAGCCATCTTCCTCCCACCCACCCACCGGAGCTTCCCCTCATGACCATCCGAGACATCATCACCAGCTACACTGCATCCCCCATGCAGTTCTCTTTCCATTCCCGTCGCTGTTCAGTGTCCGCCGCCGGCGGCACCCTCTACTCCTATTCCACCCCCATCTGCCTTTTTGACCCAACCACCTCCACCTTCATTCTCAACACCCAAAAATACAGCGTCACCACTTCCCGTCACCAGTCCTATCTGCGTTTTGCTTTGTCCACCTCTGGAGCCTGCGTAAAATGACCCGAGATCAAGCCCTCGCCCTCCCCCTGGGCACCATCCTCCACCACGTTTCTCAGACCGGCGCCGACCGCCAGCCAGTCCGCTGTCGAGTAAACGGGCGCTGCCGCACCTGGAAAACGCGCCCCCAGGACTTCCAGCTCCCAGTTAAATACGGCCTGCGCACCTGCTTCTACATCACCCCAGCCAACGCCCACGAATGGACCCTCCCGGAGACCTCCAATGTCTAGCATCGACTCCCCAGACATCATCCAGACCATCCTCGCCAACGCTGGCACCTATCCAGGTGACCCCCAGTGCTATTCCGTCTGGTCCTACACCAACGACTGGAACGGCCAAACCTTCAAGCTCTGCTACCGCCCCATACAGGAAGACGAGTTCCTTTCCTCCCCCTTCGTCCATTCCCCTCAGCTTCTCTGGTCCGAGTCCGCTGGCCTGACCCCAGCCGCCTTCAGCCAATTCCCGGAACTCCAGTCATGAACATTCAATTCTACTCCGACCCCGGCCACGGCTGGTATCGCGTACCAGTCCGTGCCCTCCAGACCCTGGGTATTGCAGCCCAG